AAGAAGTACAAGTGGTTGGAGGCTAAGATGCCAGCCGTTAATCAAGAGGCAGAACGTATAGTTAAAGGGATGAAACGTAAAAGTGCTCATCGTTTTAAGAGACTATATGGTCAACGTGACAAGGAAGTCATGTATGCTACGGCAAACAAGTTAGCAACAGAAGCACAATTAAAGGTTATGTACTATCAAGATTTTATCAACATAGTTGAGGGCAACCCAACAACCAGAATGCTAACCAAGTCTAAGACTAAGGTTACTGGTAATATCTCTGCTGACCGTGGTAGTGATGAAGGAAAGAATCGTGAAAAAAGAAAGGGTCTTGAGAAAGATCTAAAGAAGAAAGGTATAGGGTATAAGAAAGGTGTTGGTGAATACAAGTACAAGAGTGATGACGGAAAGGAAGGTACTGGTAGAGAAGTCTCTTACCAAACTTCTAAACCTGATAAGATGTCAAAACGTAGGTTTGGTAAAACAATGCGTCGTCTTGGCAGAAAGCACGGTCAAGAATCAGTCATTACAAAAGACAAAAAGAAACCAGCAAGGTTACACGATACCCAGTCCAAGAAACCTGGAAAGTCAATTAACATAGGAAAATCTGCTGCAGGTAAACACCCTAAAGGAGATGGTGAGACTTCAGGTACTAAGGTGAGAAGTGGTAAATTAGGAAAGACTAATAAGGCATCATACCATTATAAGTAATTCCTCACGTTGCGTATTTGTACTTAGATGTTATAATAAATACAATTACATATGGGATTGAAAGATCATGCCCCAGTCACACTATACCGTAGGGTATCACGACACTGACCAACAGCGTCACTACATTTGCGAGTACGCAAACGACTCGTACGAAGCTATTAAAGATGCACAAGAGGATGTTCCTTTTTTAAGGGAGCATCCTTCTTTTGTGGATTCTTGTACAAATGAAACAGGTTTAGATTATCTAATGGGCATTGTGCCTATGGGACGTTAATTTATGAAACACGAAATAATGTGGTGGATGAGCAGATTAACTATCATGCTCACATCACTCTTTCTATCTTTCTCACTAGCACAATCTGCATATGCTACTGAGATACAAATGGGTTACAATGGTAACTTAGTATTTGAACCAAGCGAGGTTAATATCTCTGCTGGTGATACAGTCACTTTTGTTAATAATGCTCTACCACCTCACAACATAATTGTTGATGGTAGGGCAGACTTATCAAGAGAGTCATTAATGTTTTCTCCTGGTGAAACACAGGAGATTGTTTTTGCAGACACAGGAGATTTTAATTTTAAATGTGCTCCACACGAAGGTGCTGGAATGAAAGGAATTATACACGTCAATTAAAATCGTGTAATAAATAACAGTGCCTTGTATCATTTAAATGTCCACTATAACTCTTAAGACACCAGATGGTGAAACCAGTACTTTTGAATGCGATGAGGAAACTCCTATATTAGATGCATTAGAAGAGGCTGGTTTAGACCATCCTTATTCTTGTCGTGCAGGTTCATGTTCTTCATGTTGTATGAAGATAGTAGAAGGTACTGTTAATCAAGATGATCAATTCTTTTTAGATGATGACCAAATTGAAAAAGGTTTCGTTTTAACATGTGTTGCTGTTCCAACATCTGATGTAACATTACTATCTGAGCAAGAAGAAAATTTATAGGAGGTTTATGCTATCAACACAATACCGATTGAGGTTAACAGCAATATGTAAGGACATAGGTGCTGGAGTTGAAGTTAGTCTAGAAGATATGATCTGGGCTGAGAAATTAGCAAAAGCAAACACTGCTGCTAGAGGTATGCTGAATACAGCAAGAAGAATATCTGTAGACCCAACAGATTCTTTTCTGAATGAGTTGAACATTGGAGACCCCGATTCAACTCATCATCGTAGGGGTTTTGGTGATCCACAAGATGTTGTGGATTGGTTCCATAATGAACGGTCTGATGATTGGAGGCAAAGAGATTGAGTGAAGTAGTCTGGTCAATCAATATAATGATTGCCATCTTACTTGTTGCAGTAGGTATCGTAATCTACTACATATTTAAGTACGATGAGTTTTGGCCAAATGGGAGCGATGACACCACCGTCACGGAAGAGTTGTTACAATTTCCGAGTGACGAAAATAGACAAGGTGCTTGATGGTGACACTATTGATGTTACTATCGATCTTGGGTTTGATTTATACAAGAAAGAAAGAGTTAGAATTGCAGGCGTTGATACACCAGAGAAGAGAACAAGAGATCTCGAAGAGAAGGCATTGGGAATAGATGCTACTAATTGGTTAAAAGCCAAACTAACAGAAACAATTAAAGGTGATGAAGAACTCATTATTAGGACTGAACTTAAGGGTGGCGTTGGGAAGTACGGCAGGCTTCTTGGTTGGCTCTATATTGGCGATGCTGCTATTTCACTAAATGAACAAATGATTGAGGAAGGTTATGCTTGGGCGTATGATGGCGGAACTAAACAGAAAGATTTTGAAGTCTTACGTGAGATTAGGCGTTCGTTTGGGACACTGGTCTAGTCTCGATCAAGTCTATATAGATTCAAATGGTGAAACAGGAAGGCGTGTATACGCTGACTGGCTTATACCAACAGAGGAATACGAAAACGCATGAGCAAGACACAAGAAATTTATTTAGGTAATCCTAATCTAAAGAAAGCAAATGTACCACAAGAGTTTTCTAAAGATGAGATTGCAGAATATTTAAAATGTGCAAAGGATCCTGTATACTTTATAAGAGAGTATATTAGAATTGTGTCTCTTGACCACGGTGTCATACCATTTAAGATGTATGACTTCCAAGAAGATATGGTTCAAAGGTTTCATGATCATAGATTTAATATAGCAAAACTTCCTCGTCAGTCTGGTAAGTCAACTATTGTTACTGCATATCTTTTATGGTATGTACTGTTTAATGATAATGTTAACGTAGCAATCCTTGCTAACAAAGCAGCAACTGCTCGTGAAATGTTAGGTAGGTTACAATTATCATATGAGAACTTACCAAAATGGTTACAACAAGGTATACTGGGATGGAATAAAGGTAGTCTGGAGTTAGAGAATGGGAGTAAAATTTTGGCTGCTTCTACATCAGCAAGTGCTGTTAGAGGTATGTCGTTTAACATTATATTTCTCGACGAATTCGCCTTTGTCCCGAACCATATCGCAGAGCAATTCTTTAGTTCCGTATATCCTACTATATCTTCTGGTCAAAAAACGAAGGTAATAATTATCTCCACTCCTCATGGAATGAACATGTTCTATAAGTTGTGGCATGATGCAGAACGTAAAGCAAATGAATATATTCCTACCGAAGTACATTGGTCACAGGTTCCAGGTAGAGATGAGGTTTGGAAAGAACAAACTATTAAAAACACATCTGAAGGACAGTTTAAAGTTGAGTTTGAATGTGAGTTCTTAGGTTCTGTTGACACTTTAATATCTGCAAGTAAGTTGAGAATAATGCCATATGAAGATCCTATATTACAAAATAGAGGACTAGCAGTTTATGAAAATGTCATTGAAGATCATAACTATATTATTACTGTTGATGTATCACGTGGTATTGGTGGGGATTACTCTGCGTTTTGTGTCTTTGATACAACTACATTACCATATAAACTGATAGGAAGATATAAAAACAATGAGATTAAACCTATAGTATTACCTAATATAATAGTTGATGTAGCTAAGAATTATAATAATGCTTACATACTTTGTGAGGTAAATGATATTGGTGGACAGGTAGCAGACATTATCCAGTTTGATTTAGAATATGAAAATTTATTAATGGCTGCTATGAGAGGAAGAGCAGGGCAACAATTAGGACAAGGGTTCTCAGGTAAGAAGACACAACTCGGTGTAAAGATGAGTACTGCTGTCAAACAAGTAGGGTGTTCTAACCTTAAAGCATTGATAGAAGATGATAAATTGATGATACAAGATTATGATACGATTGCGGAATTAACAACCTTTATCCAAAAGGGCAATTCATTCCAAGCGGAAGATGGGTGTCATGATGATCTTGCAATGTGTTTGGTTATGTTTGCATGGATGGCAATGCAAGAATACTTTAAAGAGATGCATGATAATGATGTGAGGCAAAGGATATACGATGATCAAAGAGATTCGATAGAACAGGATATGTCTCCATTTGGATTTGTTAGTGATG